AAGAACTCAAGTCTGACTTCACCACCTCCACCTACTGTAGAAAGTTGTTGTTGAATTCTACTGAGGAATAATTTGTAGTGCTTCTGAAGATCATCAATGGTGGCAAAGTTTTGATCTAAGGGAACCAATGGATCACTACTTTCATTCAGAAGTCCTTCTTGAAGAGTTTCATACTCATATGCAATCTTATCTAACTTCTCATTGATGAGCTCTTCGTTTGCTTCAGTATTCTTTCTAAGTTCTTTGAATACCTCTTCTCTCAATGCATAAAGAGAACTTGGAGAGTTTTTAATATACTCTTCTACTACAAGAACACTTGATCTAAGTTTATTGACATCCTTGATCTCTTCTCTGAAGAACACTTTAATCGTTTCTTCAGTCTCAGTGATTCTCTCCTCAAGAGTTTCGTACAACTCTTTCTTGAGTTCTCTAATTCTTGTCTCTGTTCTGAGATCACTTTGAAGGACTTCCTTTTTATACCTAGGAAGTTGATTCTCTTTGATATCCTTACAAAGGTTATAAACTTCAATAACCTGTTCTTTGTAAGGAGACAGTTGCTTTCTATTTGAATTCAGAATTTGTTCCTGAATATTTCTAAAGGCACCATCAATCAGAGATACTGAATGAGAGATTTCCTCTTCCAATACCTGCTTATCTTCAATCGATTCTTCAACGACTTCAGCAACTTCATTCACATTGCTAAAGAGTTCGGATGGCGTCATCATAATATTAGAATTTCCCCTCTTTATTTTCCATTAGGAAATTTAGTCTATATCCTTTCAATATTTATAGTATAACGCTATCTATGTTTCCTGTCAAAAGGCTCCCAATGCTCCCAACCATAATGATGCACCGCCCACATTCCAAGGATAGGAACAAATACAAGAAGAAACCCCATGACACCAAGGCACCAAGGGGTTTGCATGGTTGCTCTAACGAACAGTTGAACGTGTGTCATGATTCCTCATGTCCATGTTGTTCTGATTCTGGATGTGGTTGTTGCTCTGATTCAGGGTGATTTTGTTGTGTTTGTTCGTGGTTCATTGAAGTATTCAGGGAAAGGACAACCTTTGAAATCATTTATCTCATCTACTGCTAAGACAAACATGGTACAGAAACCGATGCAGAAAGCAAAAAGCATTTGAGGGAAGTTATAGTTTCCCATATGAGCAGTAGGATCTGGTTCGTCATCATGAGGATGAATGTGCTTTGCGATCCTTTCTACTTCTTTTTTTCTTTCTTCCTCGGTTTTCTTTTTCATATTAACCTCGGTATCTACCTGGCCATGTTAACTGCATTCCAGAAATTAGCAATGAAATAAGTGCAAATACAAACAATAGACTCATGGATTCCCCCTGTCAATACCCAATTCTTCAAGATAATCACACCACCAATCAGGATTTTTTTTCATTTTCCACAGAGGGACATCCAATCCCCTCTCAGAGTACCACTCAAATAGAGCGTTATCGAT